CAGGCGTTGCTAGTAGGGAGCAGGGCGTAGATAAGCCACTGAAGTCGGATGCGCAGATGGCAGCCGGCGCTGAGGAAATGGCCATGAATTTTATGCCGGGCGCCATGATCGTACCTGCGGCTGACGTGCTCGGTTTCAGTCTTTTTAATGGCTTGCAAAGATCACTACGTACCGGGGCCGATCCTCAGAAAGTAGCTGTTAACTCGGGCGTATTTAATATGCCGCAGGATCTCCAGTTACGCACACTAGTATCTGATCTTGCAGCCAAGCTACGTGCGGATCATACTGTGCCAATACCAGAAGGTGCGGTAATGAAAGATGTGCTATCGCATCCAGAACTCTACAAAGTTTATCCAGACTTGGGAGTCATGCCAATTACTGCGTTAAGCCCAAATTCTGCTGCTCGCGCGTCTCTAAACAAAGGTGTTAATAACCCAGTAGGTACAATTGCAGTTAAACCAACAGCTAGCGGAGAGGAGATGGTATCTAGTCTCTTACACGAACTCCAACACGCAGTTGATTTAAAAGCAAACCTACAAGCTGGCGGCTCGCCATCTCAGTTCCTGTTAGACCGCAGGCGCCTGACTACTGGGATTAAAGAGGCGCGCACAATGTACGAAAACTCGCTGGTAAATGGTAGTTCAGACGTACTTACGCAGCAGCTTAGACAAGACGTAAATGCGCTTATCCGTGCTCATAATAAAGCAGGTAAAGAATACAGCAAGATTCCAGGAGAAGTGTCAGCTAGACTTACTCAGAAGCTGCGTGAAACTGGTAGCGACGAAGCAATTGACGTGCTTAACTATCTTCGCAAGCCAGAGTTTGAAATCTCAACTACGCCATCTACAATTAAATTTGACGCGGCTCCAGATATACAATCACTACTCAATTTTTACGCACCAAGTGTTAATAAGCCATGAATGCAACTAAAGAACATATCATTGCGCTGCTATCTCAAGGCATATCTGCTACTCAAGTAGCCGCGGCCGCAGGAGTATCTGAAAGCTACATTTCGCAGCTGCGGGCTGACCCGGAACTGGCGCAATTAATCTCCACACACGCAGCTGGAAAGATCGAAGCAGATGTAGTATTTGACAATACGCTTGAGCGCGCAGAACTCATGGCACTTGAGAAGATTGAAAAGAACCTGCCATTTGCAAACATGGGGCAAGCAATGGCTGCTTTTCGTATTCTTAATGGCGCCCGGAAGCGTGCTGATGCCTTTGCCGCGCCCGTAGACAGCAGTACCAATATCACGGTAAATCTGACACTGCCGGCTGCAGCCGCAGCTCGGTACGTAGTAAACACATCTAACGAGATTGTAGAAGTAGAAGGTCAGACTATGGTCACAGCTACGGCTAAGTCACTTGATATCTTACTAGCCAAGCGCGCCAGTGGCACTATGCAGCAGCCAAAACTAACAACTTTACAACGCGCGGCTGGAATCTTGGAGCAAGTACTTCCAATTAACAACAGGCAACCAGTCGGGCGCAGTGTCCGCAGACTTCCTACTGCGTTAAGTGCAGATATCCTCTAAGCACCACATATCCACACGCCAGTAAACATCATGACACAATCAACTGACTCCATACTTAGCCACGAAGAGCGGCGCCGCGCCGAAGATCACAGCATCAGAATTGCGTTACTTGAGCACGGTATGGAAGCTATCCAAGAGCAACTCAAAGGTATTAACGCCAATATGAGCAAGCTAGTCTGGCTAGTATTCACTGCACTAATTGTGGCAGTTCTTAAACTAATTCTTATTCCGTAAGGAGCAGATAGTGGCAAAAATATTTAATCCGTGGGAATCTCCACCTAGTACCGGCGCGCTGACTGGCGATCTTGCTAGTTTTGAAATCAACGAAGTAGCTGACCAGGAATCTATGCAGGAAGATTCAGATGAAATGAGCGATGCAGATACTGGACACGGCGCTATTATGCAGCAAGCATTACAAGTTATCAGTCAGCAAGCTGCGCTAATTGATTCCCTTATGAAGACGCTTGGAAAGTAACTCGCGCCGCGGCTTAGCCGCTCGGCCACAATCAGCTCAATCATATAAACGATCACACGTACACACCACACATGGAAACCGTACAACCGCGCAGCGCGCAGCTAACAGAAATTTCCACAGACAGCACAGACGCTGCGGAACTATCACGTAAGGATATTAACTTCCTTGGCATGCTCGTTGACCCAACAGAGTTTACGTTTGGGTTTCCACCATTTTATGTAGCTCTTTTCTCACTACTAACAGCGTTTAAAAGTAAAATTGAACGATTCGCAATTGGTATCCCCCGCGGGTTCGCAAAGACTACATTCTTAAAACTTCTTTGTGTCTGGTACATCTTATTCAGTGACCGTAAGTTTATACTGATTGTCGGCGCCGCGGAGAAACTGGCCACAAATACGCTAGCAGATATCTGTGACATGCTTTCTTCTAGAAATATCAGAACTCTATTTGGTAACTGGCAATTTGATATTGAAGAAGACACAAAAGAGCAGAAAGTATTCACATTTCGGGGCCGCACCATCATCCTGAAGGCCGTAGGCGCCGGAACCGCAGTTCGTGGTATCAACCGGAAAAGCGCCCGGCCAGACGTAATCATTCTTGACGACGTACAGAAGCGCGAGGACTCGGAAAACAAAGAACTAGCGGATGATTTGCTGAAGTGGATTCTTGGCACGTTGATGAAAGCTCGCAGCAACAGTGGCTGTACATACATCTATGTAGGAAACATGTATCCGCAGAACTGTATCCTACAGGCGCTAAAGAATAATAGCCAGTGGACATCACTTGTGGTAGGTGGCTTGCTTTCTGACGGAACTAGCCTGTGGGAAGAACTCCGCCCGGCTGAGGAACTCATTGCAGAGTATCAATCCGACTTAGAAATGGGCCACCCAGAAATCTTCATTAGTGAAATACTTAATAGCACAGACATTGCACCGCCTAGCGGAATTGACATAACAAAGATACCACTGTTACCTGATTACTATTTAGAGCTTCTAGCAAACAATGAAGCAGAAGGCTCCTTTATTCTTATCGATCCCAGCAGTGGAAAGAAAAAAGGAGATGACTGTACAATCTCACATTACGACGTAATCGACGGTAAGCCAATATTTAACCAACTTGCCGCAGGGACGTTTAGTCCACTGGAAACTATTGAAGCAGCCATCACCATGGGCCTCACAAATAACACTAGACTTATTGGTGTTGAAGGTGTTGCGTATCAATCCACACTGCTCTTTTGGTTCAACCATTACTGCACGGAAAATGGAATTAGCGGATTTGAATTCGTAGAACTGAGCCCAAAAGGGCAAGCTAAGAATAACCGAATAAAGCGCGGCTTGCTTTCTCTAATTGCAGGTGAAATATACTTAGCCCCGGCTGTGCGCAGCGTAGTCATAAGCCAAATTATAGAGTGGAATCCTATGGTTATTAGTAACACAGATGACATAATAGATCCTATTGGCTACGTTGACGAGATGATGCAAACTTACAGTGGATTGATGGTCAAGACAACATTCGATACTGATAGTTACGCCGGTACAAGCTACCATGCAGATGTGGCTGAGTGTCCATTTTAATTTCCAACCAAGCGAAAGACCAAATTATGGCTACTAGTTCCCCCATTTCAATCATCAACACGCTTAGTATTCCTCAACGTGTTGAGTTGCTTCAATACGCAAAAAGCTGTGCTGAGCGCCAATCATCCAGCCTGTCTGATTTTCGGTCGCTTCTACGCTATAGAGATAAAGCATACCAAAGACAATTAGACGTGACTGCTGAGCATATCAGAGCAGTACGTGCAAACATGAATGGTGATGCTCGTAAACTGCAAAATATGACTGTACCAATCGTAATGCCGCAAATTGAAAGTGCTGTTGCGTATCAAGCAGGCGTTTATCTCACCAGCTATCCAATCTTCGGCGTAGTCAGTTATCCCAAGAACCAAGATGCTGCTATGCAGTTTGAAACTACGCTCGGCCAGCAATCAGTACATTACGGCTGGGCACGGGAACTCATCAAAGTATTCCGGGATGGTTTCAAGTACAACTTTGGCGCGGCAGCAGTGACGTGGAAGAAGACGCCACTTAAGCAAGTCACCACAGATACTTCTATTTCTTCCGCGGGGCTTGCGAAGCTTAACGAGTACAGCTACGGTGGTAACTGCATTGAGCGCCTCGATCCGTACAACTGTTTTATGGACATGACAGTAGCGCCGTCAAATCTGCACACGGAAGGTGAGTTCTTTGGCTGGAATACTCTTATTAGCCGGGTGCAACTAAAGCGCTTGCTCAGTGTCCTCGATCCGCAAATGACTACGAATGCTACCGCCGCGTTTGAATCCCAGTTTGCAGGAGCAACTCAGGACACAAGTTCTGGAATGTCATATCACACCCCAGAGATTAACCAGTACCTAAATCTTGGCAGCACTACACTAACTAGCGGTAATTGGAGTCAGTGGATGGGGTTATCAGCAAGCCGCCGCGATGGTACAAACATCAATTACAAAGATAGCTACGTGTTAACTCACTTCTTCTGCCGCGCACTTCCCAGTGACTTCGGCGCCCGGGGAAACACTGCTAAAGTATACCGCTGCCTTATTGTAAACTGGCAACACGTCATATTTGCAGAGGAAATGAACACTGCACATGATTTGTTACCTGTAGTTGTAATGCAACCATACGAAGATGGTCTTGGCTATCAAACGCAGTCAATGCTAGATAACGCGTTGCCATTCCAAGATATGAGCAGCGCGCTTTGGAATATCTCGCTAGAATCTAAGCGGCGTCTCATATTCGATCGTCTTGTTTACAATCCACGCCTGATTGACAAGAAAGATATTGATCCAATATCCTCAGTCTCTCGTATTCCTCTACGTAATGCCGCAATGGCTAAGGATGACAATGCAATTGCACGCGCACTATATCAGATTCCTTACCGCGAAGACAATAGCAGCAGTAATTTGCAAATGTCTGAAATGATTTCTGCGATGGCAGACCAAGCTAGTGGCCAGAATAAAGTGGATCGCGGCCAGTTTCAGAAAGGCAATAAAACGAAGACAGAATTCTCGGAGACGATGGCAAATAGTAACTCGCGTCAGCAACTGTCCTCGCTAGCTATTGAGTATCAGTTCATGACGCCAGTCAAAGAGATTATCAAAGCAAATACTCTCCAGAACCAATCTGCTACAACTATTCTTAACCGCGATCTGCGGCAGGAAGTAGCTGTTGATCCTGTCGCGCTGCGGCAATCTATGCTTGAGTTCAAAATCTCTGATGGTAACATCCCAGCAGATAAGATGATGAATACAGAGATGTTAACTGTATTCCTTCAAACTGCACAAGCTATTCCGGGTATTACCACAGAATATGACGTACTCGGAATGTTTCTTTATTTTGCAAAACTGCGCGGTGCTTATTGGTTGGAGGACTTTAAAAGAAATCCAGCACAGCAACAGGAGTTCCTCAATACTGTACAGCAAACAGCAGCCGCGCAGAGTCCTGCGGATATGCAACAGGCTCAGGCAGCGATGCAACAACAAGGAGCCGCACAATGAGTTTACTAGATACATTACACAAAGATGCTGGCAGTAAATTCTACCGCATCGCGCTAACTCCCGACGATGAGAAACTGGCGCTCGGTGTCTCTCCTCTCTTCCTAGCATATTTGCAAAACAAGATAGAAGCCTATGAAACCGCTCTTGTAGATACTCCACTCACCTACGATCCTGATCCTGGCAAGCAAGTAGCTACTATTGTTACTTACGAGCGCACCAGGGCATTTGTGCAAGCCTATGAAGAACTCTTAGCAGAACTTCTAGACGCGCAGGAAACCAATATGGCAGAAGCAAATCTGCGATAACCACGGCTAACGCCAAACAACCTAACCAACTCTGAAAGACAATCATGGCATTTTTATCCGGAATCTTTAACAAGCCAGCGCCAGCTCCTGTTGCTCCTGCTCCTGCTGCTCCAGCGCCAACTAACAGCAATGGCTCCGCAGGTCCTGCCGGGGCGCAAATCGCGGCTCCTGCTAATCCGATGGCACATCCTGCTAACATGACTGGCCAACCTGCTGCTCATGCTGCCGGTGGCCCAACCAACCCACTAGACGCCTACGCAAATCTGTTCACTCCGAAAGCAGTCGACCCGAAAGCACCAAAAGCTCCCACGATGGCTGATCCTATTCTTGGTACACTTGACCCTGTTGCTTTCCGCCAGCAAGTCTCTACTGCTAACTTTGCAAGCAGCATCCCACCGGAGCAGATGCAAAAAGCGCTAGGCGGTGACGTACAAGCATTTACTGACGTCATTAATGCAGCATCGCGGGAAGCATTCGCCGCAGCAGCGCAACTCTCACACGGCCTAATTGAGCAAGGTGTACGCACTGGCGCGGAGCGTATGAACAGTGGTCTAGATTCACGCATCAGGAACTTTAGCATCAAGTCGCAAAATACAAGTAACGAGGCACTCACCCATCCCGCAGTAGCACCAATGCTAAATGCGGTAAAAATGCAGATTGCATCTTCAAACCCAAACCTGTCAGCAGACCAAGTGCAACAGCAAGCAGAGCAATACTTCTCGCAAATGGCAGACGTATTGGTAGCTCCAAAACAGGCAGCAGCCGCTGCGCAACAGAAACCTTCCGGGATGGATTTCTCTAGCTATCTGGAATAATCTACCCAAATCTACTTGTTAACTTTTTAAGGAACTATCATGTCCGTCGGTCTTATCACTTCTGCGTATCCTACGCAGCCCACAAATCTGAATGGCATTAGCTTTGCTTCTGCTATTACTCGTCTGATGCCAAACGGCACGGCTCCTTTGTTCGGCCTTACATCACTCCTCAAGGATGAGACTGCCAGCAACATTGAGCACGGCTATTTTAGCAAGACGATGATCTTCCCATCTGCTACTCTTTCGGCGCTCGTTGCTGACGGTGTTGCTACTTCCTTCACGGTGGTAGCACACACTGACATTAACATTGGCGACATGCTGATGGTTGCGTCTACCCAGGAAACTGTACTGGTGACTGGCTTTGCTGATGCTACACACATTACTGTGGTTCGTGGTGTTGGTACTGTTGCTGCTGCTGCGATTGCAACCGCGGTTGTTCTCTACTCTATCGGTAACGCATTTGAAGAAGGCTCTACGCGTCCGTCGGCAGTTAACATCCTGGCTGAGCGCTATGTTAACTATACGCAAATCTTCCGTAACTCCTGGGCTGTTACCAAGACCGCTGCTGCTATTCCGCAGATTGCTGGTGCTGGTTACGTCTCCGAGAGCAAGCAAGATTGTGCCGCGCTGCATGCTATGGCGATTGAGAAGGCGCTGTTCTTCGGTCAGAAGTTCATGGGCACCAGCAATGGCCGCCCACTGCACACCAAAGAAGGTATTATTGCGCGCGTGACTGCTGCTGCTCCTGGCAACATTGTTACTCTCGGTGGTACTACCAATTGGACTCAGCTGGAAGCTGCACTTGATCCTACGCTGCAAACTGTCACTGACCCCAAAGGTGGAAATATCCGTACCATGTTTGTGGGTGGTACTGCACGCCGTGTGATCCATAACATCGCACGTTTGAACAGTACTTACCAGATCACTAGCAGCGAAACCAGCTGGGGCTTGCAGATCGACACTATTCGTACTCCTCGCGGTACGTTTGAGATGATTGAGCATCCGCTGTTCAATGCTTACGGTGCTGCAGCACCCTGGGCAAAGATGGCAGTTATTGCTGATCTGAACGCCTTCTCTCTGGCT